GTTGAACTGGTCCTGGGACTCCCACTGGGCATTGCCCAGGTCGTTCACCAGACCGTACTGAGGAGCGGAGCCGACAGGCGTAGTCGCCTGCGCAGTAGCTCCATACCGATGCCAGCGGTCGTTACCCAAGATCGGCTCGCAGACTACGGACGTATTGCTTCGTTGCCGGGTCTGCATCCGGCATCGAGGCGAGGACCGTCAGGACCGGGAGGTAGCTCTGGAGTCGCTGACGCTGCGCGGCAGACATCTGAGGAGCAGGGATGGCAGGCGCAGAGGGGCCTGCGCCGGGGCCACCGGGAAGTCCAGCGGTCAGAGGCTCGTTGGGGCGCTGCGTAGGGGCACCCATCGGGACGATGCCGGAAAGGTCGGGCATCATGCCCATTCCACCGGGGGTGGCTTGGCCGGGAGTCTGCGACATTGGGGCTCCCTGCTGAGCCTCGCGGTAGGCGGCGTTCTCGCCGTACTTCGCGTTCGGCAGATCGCTTACGGGCTGACGCCCGTCTGTCCTCTTGGACAGGGCACCAGGACCGCTCACAGGAGCGGGGTTACTGGGGCGGCGATATCCACCGTGGCCGTTCGCCATCAGTCAGTTTCTCCGTTGGTCATTGTTTCGATCTCGAGGGCGGCTTCCTCATGGAAGATGTCCTGGTCGGCACGCCAGTTGGCGTGCATGGCGGCGCAGTCTCGAGCACACATGAGCGTTGCTGAGACGGAGCCAGCAACTCCGGCGATGAGATCAAGGCCCAGGACGACGAGATCGGCCTTACGGAACCGACGCGAGAGAGTGAGAGCATCTGTCTCGGTCTCGAAGTCAAACTCGTCCATGATTCCTCCTTTTGAAAGAGCGCCGGGGCGGTAATGTAATTTGACAGGTCTTTTACCCGGCTGCGGCGGGTCTAGCCGCCTTGACACCCGTAATGGCTATTCAACTGTCCATTACCGCCCCTACTACGCCCGGTAGGCAGGACTCGAACCTGCAACGTACGGTTTTGGAGACCGCTGTTCTCCCGATTGAACTACTACCGAAACGCCCATCCCCTCGCCAGGGGTGTGCCACCGCTCTAGGGCGAGAGCGCCGCCCCTGATAGTGGGGCGCAATCCGCCACGGGCTTGCGTTAGCCGTGTGGCGAAGAGGGGTCAGTGGAGCGGGTTGCGCTTATTGGCGCCGACACCCTTGGGGGTGCCGTGGCTCGCAACGCCGTTCTTGCTGTCCGGGTCGCCCGGGTGACCGCCACGCGGGTTACTGGTGTCGGGCTTGAACCCGCCAGTGTTCGCGTTGCCGTCGTAGACGCCATGCGTATTGGGTGCCTTGGGACCGGGACGCGATCCGCTCGGCTGCTTGTTTGGAACTGCCATATCAGTTTCCTTTTCTTGGTTTACCGAGCCGGTCCTGGCTTGCGGTGCTTGGGGACGTAGAGGGTCTGGATGCTTGGGTAAGTGACGGTCGTAGTCGAATACGACGGATAGCACGTACGGCACCACGTATTTGGGCAATGCGCGTAGCTGTAGTACGGATACGTGATCGTCATGCGCCTAGTCGCCTACTCACTGTCGCTTGAAGGTTGGGATTACCACCGGACGTAAGTCCAGCCAGGATCATCGAGACGTCAGGAGCCGAGCCAGCGCCATAGAGAGCACTGTTGTCTCCGGGCTGCTGCGGACCACCGGGCATTCCGCCCGGGGCGCCGCCACCGAGCATCTGCATCATCTGTTCCTGAGCAGAGAGCTCAGGCTGGGGCTCGGGAGTGAAGGCGTCAAGGACGGCCTGATGGAACGGCTTGCCGTTCTCGCGGTCCTTGATGATCCGTGCGGCACGCTGGAGGGTCTGCATCGGGTCGATACCCTGCTGGCCCATCATCGGAGCGTTCGCCAGGAGAGCGAAGATGCCTTGCTTCATGGCGTCTTCCATCTGCTCGGTGTCCACCCTGCGCTGCAGATCATCCACATCGACGTCGAAGGGCAACATGCGCTGCATGGTGTCCCGGTCGATGGCCTGATCGGCGCGGAGCTGGAGCAGGAAGACGATGGCCCGATTAGGGTCCATTCCTGCGGTCATGCCGTAGGTGACGGTGACCGAGTAGTCCCCGGCGATGTCCTTGCTGGGCCGGTAGGTCACCGAGTACGGGGCGCCGGAGGCGACACCGTTGACAGTCTTGGTGATCTCACCGAAGTAGAGCTCGTCCATCTCGAAGGCCATACCAATGGCCCGACGCAGGCAGTCACCCACCACGTCCTGCGCGGTGGCGATCTGCGTCTGGTAGATCGCGGTCAGGGCTTCCACGCCGCGACCTGTCACCACCGAGGCACTGACGTCACCACGACGGGCAGCCGGAACCCGGCTACCGTCCGAGATCTCCTTGTCGAGAACCTGACTCTCGATCAGGGAAGACTGGGGCAGTTCGATGGATACGCGCCGAACCTTGTCGGGTGAGTTTGTGCGAATAATCGCATCGGCGCCGAAACTGATCTGGGTCACATCGTCAGGCACCGCGAGGGGCGCGCGGACTGCCTTGTCGGCGGCTTCCAGCCCGTAAACGGCCATCTTGGCTCGGGCGAGCCAGACCCACATCACATCATCAAACTGCCCTCTCCCGTGCTCATCCCACTTGGGTCGCTCAGCGATCACCACGGGGGGTCGACCAAGGCGGTGTTTGGTCTGACTGAGCACGAGGCCCTGCCGCTCCGGCAGGAAGAGGACGATCCTGTCTTCAATGAAGAGTTGTGCTACCTCGAGCTTGGTGTTCCCATCCGGCCCGGTGTTGCGGGTGAACAGGTCAGGCGCGCTGCCGTCATTGCGGATCAGCGCTGCCATCTCGGGGAACTTGGCGGCGAGGTTGTCGATGGTGTCCTGCCACGTTCGGCAGTATTCGGTGACGTTGCCATAGAAGTCCGTGCGCCAGTAGGAGCCACGGGGGTCATCCACGCGGAAGCGCGGACAGTTGGCCTTGAAGTCGGGCTCGACCACGATGGGCATAGCCGCGAAGGAGAAGAACCAGTCGCAGCCCGAGTAGAGCTGCAGCTTGAGGCGAGAGTGCTCGACGTAGTAGAGCGCGATCTTGGTGCGCTTGCTCGAGAACTTCTTCGCCTTGTCGGTAGACATCGACGAAGAGGAGCAGTCGATGGCAGGGAGACGAGCCAGGACTTCGGCAAGGTCTCGAGCAGTGGTGTCGAGAATGTTGGCGACGACGGGCTTGGGCCACGATGACGGGAGGAATCCCGGCATGACCGAGTTGATGTCGCCCCTCCGGGCAGCAGACACGTCCTGGTTGCGCGCATGGCGCTCGGCTCCAGCCGCTACAAGATTGAGGTAGCGACGGAGGTCATTGGTGTCTACGTAGTTCATGCATACCTTCGCTGCTCAGCGAGATAGTCGTCGATGTTGATGACCACCCGACTCTCGAGGTCCCGTTCGGAGAGGAACGGGTTGTCCAGGTGGTTCTGTTTGTTGAGCCCCAGTTCCTTGACCTGATCTCGGCAGGCCAGCTCCGCGAACCAGAACGCCATCACGAGGTCGGTCTTCTGAGTCTTGGGGTGATTGGGGTACCACGTAATGAGCTGTTCCTTGAAGGACTTGTAGGTTTCCGAGCTGGTGATAGGCAGGTCGATGAGAGCTGCCTTGTCCTGCCAACCTCGGAAGAGTGAGTCCAGTGAAGACACGCCCCACTCGGGATCGCTCTTGTTGTTGCCGGTGTGGTGCTCGCGCAAACGCACGCCTCTCGAGGCCAGAAACTGGTTGATCTCTCTGTCCTGAGTGAGGAACGCCTGGAAGGCATTGCGTTCAATGCGCCACTCGTTGATGTGGTACTTCTCGGTCCAGTCCTGGATCAGCTTGCGGATTCCCTCGTTGCGGACCTGCCGGTTGAAGACATCAATGAGATGCCGCTTCCCGGTACGCCGGTCGACGGCAAGACAAACTGCGGCGGTGAAGCCAACAGTGGCCGGGTCAAGCCCAGCGGTGATGTAGAACGATGTGCGATCTACGGGGAGGACGCCCAGAGGGCGGTCGCCCTGGCAAGCATGGATAGCCTCAGCGGTGAAGATCGAGTCGACCGACACTGACTGCTGCTGGTAGACCAGCGCCCAGGTCGCAGGCTTGATCTTGCGGCGCAGCTTGGACAGCCGCTCACCGTCCCACTTGGGCCACAGGCCGTCTGCGTTCTGTTTGCCGGGGTTCCTCGAGTGGGGTCGGTCGGTGTAGGGCCACAGAGTGACCCAATCCTTCGGGTCATCCGCGACCTCGAGAATGGCTGGCTGGGAGAGGTAGGTCCAGTCCGAGGCTTCCCCGTCGTAGTGCTCAGGGTTCATCAGCTCGGAGTAGATGTCCACCGGGGCAACCCGGGTGCCGACCACCAACAGCGGAGCGTCACGGGTCATGACGTCCTGCATGATGTAGTCCAGGTGCGCGGCGTACTGGTGCGCGTTGTTCAAGTCCTCGACATCATCGAGGATGATGAGATCGGCACGAGCTCCATAGATCTGCTGACCGATGCCCAGACATTCGACGTTGGGGTCCTTCTGGTCAGAATCGCCGTGGCCGAAATAGATCATCTTAGATGACCACACTTCGCTCGACCGCTCGAATCCTTCGGCGGGAGCGTAATCAGCCTGGAGCTTGGAGAATTCCTTATTCGTCAAACGGCGCTTAATACCGAGAAGGAACTTCTTCGCCATTGTCTCGGTCTTGGAAATGACCACCACGCGGAAATTCGGATTAGTGACAATCTTGTATGTCACATAATCCATCGTAATTGTCGTGGACTTTGCATGGCCGGGAGGAGTATTGATAATGATGCAGTCAGGGTCGCCGGAGAGGTAGACCTGATTAACATGGAGATTACGAGGTTCGCGTCCCTCGATTACATCAATCCATTGCATCTGGTGATTAAAGCGGCGAGTGTTGAGATACTTCTCTGAGAAATCCTCGAAGGAGATATCCAGGTTCTCGCCAGTGACCTTGGCGCCGTTGCGCCGAGCGAGGACGAGGTTGACCTGTTCAGCGAAGTCCTGGTCAGTTCGCTTGTAATACTTCCAGGACTCCTCACTGAGTCCGACGAGGCGACAAGCATCGGCGGATGTATGACCTGCCTCGAAGAGGCTGAGCATCTCAGCCTTCTGTTTGGCGACTCGGGCTCGAGTCGAGGTCAGCTTCACCGTCTTGGACGGAGGAGCTGTCTCAGCCGTGAAGCGGCGTTGTGAGTCCTTAGGTGGAGGAGGAAGACGAGTCACTAAATTGCACCCTTCGGGATCGCCGTGCCAGCGGCGAATCCCTACCGGCGAGTTGGTGATTTGTTCCACCCCCTATTAGGGAGGGAGTGAGGGATCTGCTACCTGTTCCTCGCAGATCCCGAACGACCGACCTTTGGAGCCAAGCTCCTTGGTGGAGCTGGCTCCTACTACCTAGAGAAGACCGCTCCTGTGGGAGCGTCACCGCCAAGGTGATCGCTCAGACCTTCGTCCGGAGCGGTCTTCGCTCTAAGGAAAAAAGCCTTTTTACTTATGAATAGGCCGAAAACGGCCCAAGTCTTCGTCGCAAGACGAAACTTTTTTTCTGCAGGGAGGCCACTAGGCCTCTGACCTGCGGAAACGCTGAAAAAAATTTTCAGCGATGGACGAAGAGGAAGTGTTACTTCCTAGTGTTTTCGGAGGGGTCGAGGGGGGTCGCAGATCCTACCCGAGACTGTGAGTTGGGCTTAGATCCCCTCCCGCGCTCGCGGGATTAACACCCCGGGTCAAGATTGCAGTCGAACAGTCGTTCGATTCATTTGCCAGGGTTAGGAGCTCCTCCAACGGAGCGTTAGTAGGGACGGAATGACGCGATAGCGACAGGCCATGGCTGGGGATATGCCTCATGAGAGGCACCTAGGGATTAGTAGATCTATTCCGGTCCGGAGGACAGGCACTTAGGCAAGCCTTAGACAGACCAGACCAGAGCGCTCACTGGACCAGGAACGCGACACCAGGACCAGCCGGGACCAGACCTAGGCATGACTGCCGTACGCCTGTCAGACGGCAACGTGGCAAGTCCTAGAGGGTTGCCTGTCGGCAGACATGGCCCTAGAACCCACAGAAACAGGCCTAGGAGCGACGAACGTACGTCCCCGGGCATGACCACTAAGGCAGGGCCATGAGAGGCCCTTACAGGCCTCTACAGGCCTTCCCGTTCCAGGGTCCAGGTCCAGGCATGACAGAACCCCCAGAGCGCTTGCTCTGGGGGTTCCAGGGTTACCTCCGTTGTCTCGCTTTCACGATCACCAGGAAAGCGACAAAGAGGCTAAAGGCACTGTTGCAATGTCATGACTCTTCCCCTTCCGTCATTTGGTCCCAACGGGCAATGACGGGAGAGCCGGACGGCATTGTTTCGTAAACCGATTCGCCGGTAGCCCAATCAATCGCCAGGGCAACGAGAATTCCACGGGTCGCGTCAAGCGACCAATCGACGGAACGCACGGCACCCCAGAATTCTCCGTGATTCTCCAGGACATGCATTCCGACCTGCAATTCGTCGGCAGTGAGTTGCGCAACCATGATGCTCATTTCAGTTTCCTCCAGTCTCTTCCGTCGTTCCCGTTGACTTTGGCGGCAATGCGATTGCTTCCCGGGGATTCTTGTCTCCACCCCAGAAACACATGCAATCCCTCATGGCTTCCATGCAGTCCAGGCAGGAATCGCAGTTAAGGCAGAGATTCCCCTCTAGTTCCACGTAGCCTGTTTTCTTGCAAATCGGGCATTGGGCCACGTTCTCGCTTTCCAGTTCCGCATGAGTTGAGATAGCGGGACTGGTGGAGATTCCCTCATAAAGCCAGGAACCGAACGAACCGCGCTGATACCAACGGTTCTTATATCCGTCGTTTGAGAACCAGCACCCTTCCGCCCATTCACCAGCATCCTGATTCACGATGAACCCCCGTGGCTTGTCATAGATACGCGAATTGGTCAGGATAACCAGTTTGTTGCCAGTGCCGATCAAGTCGCCAATCACTTGCCGTCCCCGACGGGAGAGAATATTTTCATGCCTTCCAAGCCACAGAGCGAAATTGTTGGTGTCGCTCCTCCAGTTCATCCCCTTGGGGTGGAATGCGGAGGGAAGGATCCCGTTGTGTGCCAGGACGGTATCCGTCGACTTGCCGACAAAGAACGGATGAATGTTCCGTTCGGACAATTCGCCATGTGTGGCCCAACGTGAATGGAACAGAGCAGGACACGTCGGATACTGTCGACGAATCTCGTATAGCCCGTCAAGAGCCTTATCGACGTCGAATGACTTCCCGGTGAAGATGCCGTCCGGAGTGGCAATGGCCC